ACGAAAGGACAAGAGCGGAGTTTGAATATCTTGTTCAGGACTTTGCCAGCCTTGGATTATTAAAAGAATCATCTAAAAGAGTAGACCCCGGTAGGATTATCCTTGCTGACGGTACTCGCATAGAGACTAAATCAGCCAAAGACCCAAGAACTCTGGCTATGAGAGCCCCCAACGGCATCATAGGATGCGAGGCATCACAGCTAGACCTAGAAACTTTTCACAGGTTGCGTGGGAGGTGTGCTCCAAAGAGAGGGTGGATGTTCCTCTCAGGTACTTTTGAAGGTTCCCTTGGATGGTATCCACAGATGTACCAGTCATGGCAACACTCAGGGTCAGAAGAAGAACAGGCTTTCTCACTGCCAAGCTACTCAAACCAGTACCTGTACCCCGGTGGAAGACAAGACCCTGAGATTCTCTCGCTTGAAAGAGCCTCATCAGATGACTTTTTCATGGAAAGGATTGAAGGAATACCCTCACCACCAGCTGGACTTGTATTCAGTGAGATAAGACCAGACATACATATAGAAGATGTGGCCTATGAACCAGATATCCCGGTACATATATGGATTGACCCCGGATATTCAGAGGCTTATGCCTGTGAAATCATACAGGTGGTCAACGACCAAGTAAGAGTGATTGACGAAATCTATGAAAGAAATCTTGTTACCGATGAAATAATAGATATCGCCCAGTCCAGACCTTGGTGGAAAGACGCACAGTTCGGAGTTATTGACGTAGCTGGATACCAACATCAGGCAATGGCTGCACCTGCAGAGGTATGGCTTGAAAGAACAGGGATTTATTTTGATTCAGAAAAAATACGTATCAATGAAGGTACAGAACGTTTAAAATCATTTCTCAAGGTAGACCCTGTTACAAATGTTGAACCAAGAATTGTATTTAATCCAAAGTGTGAAGGAATACTGTCAGAGTTCGGGGTAAAGGCAAACCCCTTTGACGGACAGACAAGAGCATACAAGTGGAAAATGGACAGAGATGGTAATATTGTTGGGCAGACACCAGAGGACAGGTATAACCACGGTGTTAAGGCAGTGATTTACGGGTTGATAAATCGCTACGGGTACGGCTACGTTACGGATAAGACTACTATCAAGGTAAGACGCTGGTAAATGGCAAACTATACACCCGAAGAAATAACTGCTTTAGTAGATAATCACTATGACCTGACTGAACCTATGCGTTCTCGCATGGATGATGACCACAAGCTCTACAGGCTTGACGAGTTTGACGCAGGTGACGGCTACCAGTCATACACTTCCAACGAACCACAGGTATATGCAGACAAGTTAATCTCATGGATGACTTCTGCCGACATGGTTGTTCGTATTCCCTACGGTAATTCGGAAAGGGAGATGCGTGAGAACAACGATGCCAAGGAAAAATTTCTTATTGGTATCCTGAAATCTGCCGATGAACGACTGATGAACAGGTTGCAACCTACAGTTAGACAACAGCTTTCTTGGTACATAACTCTCAGGGGTTGGTACGCAGGTAGGGCTATGTTGGTTAAAGATGACGAAGGTGAAACCTACGTTGATATCCAACCTTTTGACCCGATGCACACGTACTGGGGTGAAGGCAAGAACGGACTCGACTGGGCCTGTTATAAGTCCAAGAAAACTCCTGCTGAAATTCAAGCCTCCTATGATATTCAGGTAGGAAGTGAGGATGACAAGGAACCAGTAGACGTATACGACTTCTATGACCGTGAAGATAACATCGTTGTCAGTGATGATACCGTTCTAAAGAGAAGAACCAAGCACGGATATGACCGTGTTCCTGTATTTATCGGCCCAGTTGGTGCTACACCTATGGTTCAGGCAATTTCCGATACGGGAAATAACGACACCATAGAAGATTACGGGGAGTCTTGCTACAAGTCCTCCCGTGAACTGTTTGAAAAACATAACTTTATGATGAGCGTCATGCTTGAACTAACAGCACGCTCAAGAAGACAGGGGCTAAAGGTTAAATCCAGAGATGGTACAAAGACACTGGAAGAAGACCCGTTCAAGGAAGGTTCAGAGATAGCACTTGGTCAGGGAGAGGACGTTGAACCTCTCGGACTGCTTGAGATGGCCAGAGAATCTGGAGCCTTCATGGGAATGGTGTCTGGTGAGATGCAGAGAGGTGGATTACCACACTCTATCTACGGTCAGCTTGAGTTCCAACTGTCAGGTTTTGCTATCAATACACTAAGACAGGGTGTTGAAACTGTTTTAGTTCCACGGTTACAGGCTCTGGAACGTGCATATATGTCTATAGCAAAGATGCTGAGTGACCAGTACATAACTGGTGCTTTTAAATCTATAGAAGTAAGCGGTCAGGATAGAAACAGGATGTATTTCTCTGAGGAGATTTCATCGGATATTATCAAGAACTCTGGTGACCCTGAGATAGAGTTTATCGGTCAGCTTCCAGAAGATGATATGTCCAAGATGAGCATGGCTCAGATAGCTAGGGAAGGCCCGACACCGTTACTACCAGATATATTTATACGTGACCATGTTCTTGGATTGCAGTCAGCAGACCAGATGGATGATGCTATCAATGCTCAGATGGCTGAACGAATACTTCCAGAAGCACAACTCTGGACTCTTCTTCAGGCATCCATACGTCAGGGCCGTCAGGACTTGGCTATGTTCTATCAGGGTGAATTGCAGAAACTGTTCATGATGAAATCTATGGAACAGTCCCAGATGATGGCAGCTGGAAATCAACCTCCACCACAACCACAGGGTATGCCACCACAGGGTATGCCACCAGAATTAATGGGAGGAGCACCACCACCAATGCCGGGAGGAGGCCCAACAGCCTCACCTATGGTTATGCCTAACGCTGGTATGGGAGTTCCACCAACTGCTCCAACCGCTCCAGTAGGCCCGTCAGTTCCACCCGGAACTCCAAGACCCGGAGCACAGGATACAACTACAAGACTGGCTAACATGGGTCTTATCCCACCAGCAGGAGGAGGATAGTATGGCAGGTGAATATGAAGAATGGATGATGGAAACTGAATTTGTTCCATCCTTATTTGCCAATATGAATAAGTTAGCAGTAGTTCCTCCAGAGGATATCGGAAGGGTAGCCTCAGGAATTATGGATAATAAGGGCAATAACCAAAATCCTTTTGCTCCTTTTACTACTACTGGAGATGAAGGTGTGACAGGAGTAGGGGAAATTTCTACCCCTGAAGTAGAACCAGTTTCAGGTTCCGCAGCAGCACTTGCTGCTTCCATGATGGCAACTCGTGATGAGATAGATACTGTTACACCTACACCTTCATTTACACCAACTGTAGGTTCTGGGAATGGTTTTACTACAGAACGCCCAGACAGGGTAACTGGATTTTATGGTGATGGTGACGCAATTGCTAATCAATTTGGAACACTTGGATTTGACCCTAATACTGGACAGGCATATGAAGGACATCTTTCATCTACCCAGAAGACTCAAAATATAAATAGACCGGGGCAAACTAAAGCTGAAGCAGAAAGAAAGTTAGGGTTAGCTTCGGGTTCTCTAACTGATAAAGCATATAATGACTTATGGGTTGACTACGTTCTGGCAAATATGGATGCCAATGATACTAAATTGGGAGGGGTAGGTGGTCAGAATACATTTGAAAAGAATTTCGATGCAGGTAATGTAGTAGATGTACCTCTTAGCATGAGAAGTTTTGGGTCAAAGGGGTATGAAATTGGAACAGCTACCACAGATACTCCTAATGTAATTAAAAGGCAAGGCATAGGTCAATCAGATACTTGGAATTATAAAGACTTACTAGACAGACAGGCTGAACTTGATAAGGGAGCACCTTCCTTACTTACATTTAATAAGTTCACCCCTAATGCTTTTAATAAAAATATTACTGCTACTGAAAATATACAGGCTACTTCAGGAATGAGTGCTGCAGATGCAGATGCTGTCGTAAGAGGTGGTACTCCTTTATATACAGGTGGTGATAGTAGGATGGGTATGGATGAAGGTTGGGCAGGAGGTGCTGCTAATGCCGATTGGAGTGGCAATTGGAGAAACCCAGCAATATATACTGCTGTATCTCCAAGTGGTACAAGAATAGGTGATAGTAGGATGGGTATGGACGAAGGTTGGGGAGGAGGTGTTCCTGTAGCACCTACTGATGATTCAATGTCAATGACAAGTGAATTTACAGGCCCACCACTTGTAGTGCCACCCGGCGGTGGCCCACCACCTCCCGGTGGAACACCTCCCGGTGGAGGCCCACCACCACCCGGTGGAGGCCCACCTCCCCCCGGTGGCCCACCTCCCGGTGGAGTACCACCTACAGTGCCACCATCTGTAGTACCTCCCGGTGGTAACGTACCTCCCGGTGGTAACGTACCTACATATACTCTTCCTCCCGGTGGAACAGGAAACATACCTATGACTCTAGGAGGAAGTTCAGAGGTTGCAGACGCTAACTTGGCTGCTGCAATGGCAGGAGGGAATGTACCCTCATCCATAAGTCAATTTGGAGATATATCTCCCACCACAGCTTTCCAGAGATACAGGATGTCTATGTTTCCCGGTGCTTCTCTTGGAGCACTTGGTTCAGCAGCTGGTCAACGTTCTTTATATGCTGGATATAACCCAGCATGGGGTAGATTCCGTCTTGGACAGGCTAGTGGTGCATTAGGGGATACATTTGATGCTTATAACCCCGGTCCTGCATTTGGACAGTATCTAGGTAGTGGTCAGAGAAGAGGACTTGGAGATGTAAGGGCATCTTATGGTCAGCTTTCTGATTATCTAAGAGCTCTTGGTGGAACAGATTATTCCATGATAGACCCAACTTTTAGTCTTGTATATGGTGAAGAACCTAAGAGGGAAGATATATTATCTGCTACAGAGGCAGCAATGGGTACGAGAGGTCTGGGAAGTGCAGGGTTTCATAACTTGGGTAATATATATGATTTGATGCAGACACAGTACGGCCCTCAACAGGGAGCCAGCCAGTTTGCTAACTGGATACAGACATCGTTTAATAACCGACCACCTACAGCATCACCGATTCCTGCTCCTGTAGCTACTCCTGTAGTTAATCCTTATTCTAATCCTGCTATATCTCCTGCTATATCTCCTGCGGTAACTCCTGCGGTAACTCCTGCGGTAACTCCTGTAGGTATGCCTCCAGTGGTTGCAGCAGGAGCAGACCCTTATGGAGGGTCTAGAGATATACCTAACTATTACGAAGGAATGCTTGATGAATTTGGAAATCCAAATGCAGCGAACTGGTAGGAGAAATTATGGCTAAGAATAATAACTTTACTGCTTTTGATGATTACTACCAGACTATGTTGGAGATGGAACCCCAGACTGCTTTCATGGGACAGTTGGGGGGTACTCAGTTTGGTGGAACAGCACCGATGCAACAACGTGCTCAGGATTATTACCGTAACCAGTTCTCCGATGTTTATAACCAGTATCTAGGAGTTAAAGGTAAAGAACTGGCAAATAGAACTGACCCTTCAAAGATGACAAGTTTCACTGATTACCTAGGACAGTTCCCGTTTACACAGAGGTATTCAGCATTAACACCACAACAGAGAGGTATGTCTAACAGGAGGTTCTCACCTACAACTAGGCACATATACTTCTAATGATGAACTATTCGTTCCCGACTATTAATCCTGAAATATGGGACAAGTATATTGCCCCTGCTGGATTAAAGGCTCTTGAAACGGGAGTTAACTTACCTCTAGTTAAACAGGGACTAGAGGGAATTGAAGCCATACACAGGCGTGGTGTAGTTCCTGTTGTAAGTAGAGCACTTGAACCCCTCCCGTTTGAATGGCAAGAAACTGGCCCTCAGGAAGATAAGGCTTGGTGGGATGCTGTAGGTAGATTCCAACAGGGAAGAGTGGTTCCTAGTTTTGACCAGTACATAACTCCTGAAGGAAGTTTCTCTCCTGCTGGTGCTTTTGAACAGTTTCAAAATATGAACCCTATTACTAACATTGGAGGAGTGATAGGTGAGAATATAAACGTGCCTATGGAATTTGAAGCCGATACCATGCGTAAGCAGAATATCGACATAGAATCCCAGAAGAGAGAGGCACAACTGGGAAGACCCCTGAGTGTCAGGGAAAGAAGAGAGGTGGGAGAAGACCTGTATAAACTTCCTCCATACACAAGAGGCATTGCTGAGGAACTTCCATATTTTGCTATCCCACCTGCAAGGGTTATGAGAACTGGATTGCAAACATTACGAACTGGGCCAAGACTATCCAGTTTCTCTACGGCAACTGGTGCAGCTAGACCTTTGGCACAACCAGCCAGAGGGGTTGTACGTGGTGCTGAGATAGCACTTAAACCGTTAGAAGTTATGGAAGAAGCCATAGCCCGTGCAGTAGTTGCCCCGTTTAGGTTTGCAGCTACTGGTATTGCTACTGCTATTAACAGAAATCAGGTTAATGGGCTTATTGAACGTATAGCAATAGATTCTAATCAAATTAGAGTTATGTCTGAAGGTATAGAAGATGTTCCTACTCAAAAAATTGTTGATGGAGCAAATGAACGTTTTAAACGTTATACAGATATAGATGATGAAGTCTTTATATTACAAGATGGAGTTATTGTAAGAAATCCTGATGTTGTTATTCCACCAAGAATAAATATACGTGCTAAAGCTGTAGTGGATGATTTTGAGAGACTAGATGCAATACAAGCAGTAGAACAAGAAATTCCTAGAACCGCAGAAGAAGCGGTAATGGGAAGAAGACCATCTCCTCCTGAAACCCCTGCAGCAAGAGTTACTGAAGCTGTACCGGAAACTCCTGCAACAAGAACTCCGGTTACTTATGAAACTATAAGGGCTGCAGAAAAAGATGGATTAAATCCATTTGTTGGTAGAGTAATAAGGAAGGTAGCTGGAGGAGTTAAAGTTGTTTATGAATATAGGTCACCATTACATAAAGCTGCGGAAGCTGCAGCCATAAAAGCTGGATGGGATGTGAGTGACCTTTCTCCAGAAAATATAGCACTTGGTCAAGAACGTGCTTCAAGGGCAGACCGAGGAATATTATTAGACCAGTTTACTAACCCCGGAGAAATTCCTGATGCTCTTCCACAAATTCCTCAGACTAGAGTATCTGAAGCACCTAGAACTTCAACTCTACCAGAAGGCGGATGGCATCCCGGAATGGAAACACCTATGGGTGTAGCTGATGCTGATGGTTTTGTACGTAGGGCAGTACCAGAAGCAGTCACTCCAGATTTAGTTTTATATAGAGGAACAAAAGCAGGAGTAGGACAGGTAGAACAAGGATTAACAGATACTGGAGTATTACCGTTTGGAGAGGGTGTACTACATACAACTCCTAGCGAACAACTTGCAAAATCATTTGGTGAAGATGTAGCGAAGTATAATGTTAATGTTCGCCCTCATCAGATATGGGATATGGATGCTCCTGTTTCTTCTTATCGAGACTACTTTGGTTCTACACGTCTTGTACAACTGTTAGCTGCCGAGACACAAAGTGTATCTAGAAATCTAGATTATTATACTGATGAAGTATTAGACGAAATGTTTGATTCTCTTGGAGAATTATATGAACGACACGTACAAGATGAATTTGGTTCTTATGCAGATACCAACGATATCTTACGTAGGAATGGAATAAAACTCATAAAATCAACTGACCCTATGGAAGAAGTAGGGATTTTAGATACGTCAATATTAGATGAAGTTGTTGAGGCAGTACCAGAAGCAGTTACACCAGCTGTAGCTCCAGAACCAACACAATTATCAGATGACCTTCTGTTAAGGTCTGTTGTTTCTGATATAGAAGGAACTCCCCGTCCTCTTACAGACGAGCAACTGGTTCGTGGTGTTACTAGAGAGATAGATTTTCCTGAACGCCCTACGGCACAGGAGGTAGTACCAGAAGAAGTTACCCCAACCGTCACACCATCTGTAGCTCCAGAACCAACTTTTGGTATTTACCCACCAGAATCTATACAACAGTATCAACAAAGAAGACAGCGTGGGGGTGGTGCTGGTCATACAGAAATAGAAGAAATTGTTTCATCTGGACTCTGGAAGAAATTTGGAAGAGGAATTCCAGTAGGAGATGTACCTGACAAGATAGCTAGAGCCATAAAAGATAGAAACCCGATGTCTGCTGATACATATGTAAAGCTGATGTTTTCTTACTGGGATTCATCTTATGGATTACGGATACTTCAGGATAACTGGGTAAGAGCAAGGCATCCGGGTGGACTATTCAGACCGGGAAGTAAAGAAGATGTTGTTGGTGCATTAATTCTTGCTGCAGGGGCTCCATCAAGAGGAGCTTACAAGTATACAAACTTTATAAGAAACGACATTATTCCTATTCTTGAGATGGGTGTAAAACAGGCTGATATAGAAAGATATCTTCAATTAAAACACTGGCCTTCTATTCAACAGGGAGCAAGACTTAAAAAAGAAAAACTTCCAGATATTATAGACCCAGTAACAGGAGAAAGAACTTCTTCAGCAAAAATATTAACTTGGGATGCTCAGTTACGAAAAGACTACTCTAAGGAACAGTATGATGCCATTGTTGAAGGAGCAACAAAAGTTAGGGATGAGTATGCGAATATGCGTACTCGATTACTTGATGAAGGAATAATATCTCAGCGGTTACATGATGAACTTGCTTCTGCATATCCTTGGTATAACCCTATTGAATATATAGAGTTCCGTCTTGAAAACAAGACCATGAGAGGCAACAAGGAGATTTCTAGCACTAGGAATCAACAGGTTACATCTCAGGGTATCTATGAGTTTAGTGATAATCCAGAAGTTATGGGAGCATTGCCACCACTTGGTGAAACTATGCTCCGTAAACTGATACAGACTGAGTTGCGTATATCCAGAAACAGGGTAACGAAACAGGTTGTTAGGATGGTTAATGAGCAAACTCAGGGTCTTAAACAGGTATCAGGGCCGGGAGTTCGTGCTTCAGATGATAAGTTTGAACGTATTATAAAGAAGAAAGGTCAACCTGAAGAGAAACGACTACTTCCAGTTCCATACAATGAAAGTATTGATTCTGGATATTTCTCTTACTTTGAGAACGGGGAGCGATACGTATTCGGTGGAGTAGATGGTGAAGAAATACCAAAGTGGCTTTGGGATTCTGTTAACGGTAGGGCTGGGATGGCTATACGTGGTCAGGGAGAAGTCAACACAATACTTGCAGCGTCCAACAGATATTTCCGTGGTGTCTATACAACCTATAACCCACTCTTCTTTGTAAGAAACGCTGTTATAGATATGTACACAGCATTAATACGTGCTGGCATATTACCCCATACAACCATAGCTAAGATAGTAGAAAGCCTGTACAAGGCTGGTACTGGTGCAGAGAATAGATTACTTGAATTACAACAGGCTGTTGGTGGATATCAGGCTAGATTCTATGATGTTGATGCTAACTACCGTCAGATAGCAAAAGAACTTTCTGAAGCAGGTCATATAAATAATGTTCATGTTCTTGGAAAGAACGCTTCCCCAAAAGAACTTGATAAGTTATTAAGGGCTACAGCAATACAGACAGGTCAGGGTATTGGTGGCAAGTTAAAGAGAGCTATACCTGCAACTGGTGAAGCTATTGAACAAGCACCACGACTTGCAGTAATGGAAAAGTCTCTTAAAAAACTTATTGGTAAAAAAGAATATAACCGTCTTATGAAGTTGTCCCGTGAAGATTTTCAGAAAGAACTTCTGGATAACTGGAATCCTGAGTTTAATGTTAATGATGAGGTTGTACCTAATAGAGAACCCCGTGGCCCACTTGTAGAGTCTTCTGAATTAAGACACGCAGCTGTTAACGGTATAGATTCCACAATTAACTTTGGTCGTGGTGGTGACCAGATACGCAGATGGAACCAGTATGTACTGTTTCTTAATGCAGCATTTGAAGGGTTTAAGTTGCCGTTTAGGTCACTTGGAATAGATTTACATCCTGATATAAGACCAGTAGAGAATCCTGTTGCTGATGGCCCACAGTTTGAATTTGGTACTGATACCTTTGCAGGTCGTGGGCAGACTGGAAGAACACTTGATATAACTGGTGGTCGTAAACAGGCTGCCATGATACTGGGTGGAGCAACAGTCACATACTGGGGAATACAGACTAACTGGAATAAGCGAGAAAAGTTTAACGGTATCCCTCTTTACTATGATGTACCCCAGTACGTTAGGTATAACGCATTGGTATTTATGCTTCCTGCTGAAAGGGATGATAGTGGAGACTATATATTAGACCCACAGACTGGACGGCCTACCCCAAGATACATAGTCCTTCCCCATAAGTTACGTGAGTGGAACTGGTTTATGCAGTCGGCAACTCTTCTTGATGAAATTACAGATGAAGAAGTACCACTTGATAAATCTAAGTTTGCAGGTGAGATATGGAAAAGCACCTCTCCAATATCCGACATACCTATACCTGAAATAGTAAATGTCGGAGTGGAACAATATACAGGTATGGACTTCTGGCGTAATGCTCCTATCGTGGATGAAGAACTGCAGGGTATGGAGTCACAGGAACAGTACGATAGAAATACATCGGAAACTATAAGACGAATCTCAGGAATGATGGGTGATGCAAACATACCTGAATTTGATATTCCCCTTGGAAGCCCACAAAGACTGGAACATCTATACGAAAGTATTACTGGTGGTACTGGACGAATGGTTACATCCATGACTGACTACGGGTTAAGGGCTATGGATGACCTTAGGAAATTAGAAGACCGTCCTATGGAACAGAAGGTAGAAGACTACCGTAACATGGATAGGACTTCACGCATTGAGTTCCAGACTTCCCTCTCACCAAAAGAATATGACGAGTTTCAGAAAGAGATACGTATGCCCAGAAAGGAGATTCCGTTCTGGGATGCCATGCTTAATTCCTTTTACCCTGAACGGGGTGGCGGATTAAGAGAAACAGGACGCATGGCTACGGAAGATATGTTTCCAAATGTATCAGGTGAGGATGTTGAAAAGGCAGGGCGTGCCATGAGTAAGGTACGCAGAGAATTACTTGAACAACAGATGAAGTCTGATGACCAACTGCTAAGTTGGATACAACGTGGAGATACTAATGTTCTCTCTCCCAGTGAATGGAGAGAAGAAAAGTCTAATAAATGGAAACGGTATGAAGGTGCTGAACTTGCTGTATCCCAGATATACCACCGTTCCATACAGGGACAGGATGAAGAAACTAGAGATAGATACTACCAGTCTCTTTATACAGCAGCAGGTAAGATGAGTGATATGAGGGTTGGGATAGACCTGTTACTGGCTGGTTATTATGCTATTGAACCAGAGTCAAGTGACCCTTCTAATACAGAATGGAACCAGTTCTTTGCAGATAGAGAAGCCTATGTAGAGAATATTCGTATATCTTCTGAGGCATCTGGTGATGAATTACATGATGAGTTTGAGCGTAGGTTAAGTGCAAATGATACTAATACAGAAAAGAGCTATGATAACGCAAGGAAGTACCTTGCTCCTTACTGGAATATAGGAAGAAACATTGATGACATATGGCCCGGCGGTAGTCAGCATCCACAGTATCAACAGATGGTAGAGAAGTGGAATAGATATCTTAATCTTGACAGGGGTAGACAGAGCCAGATGTACGATACTGACAAGCAGATACAGACTCTGGTTAAGATGAGGTCAGATAAAAGAAAGGAACTTGTAAAGATGGATGCCCAGAGAACTGGTTATCCATATATGGATGAATTACTTGTATTCTGGTATGGAGATTTTTATGAAGGTGCTAGCCTAGAGGCTAAGGCATTTCACAGGCATTTATACCAGCAAACAAAAGAATTTAGACCCAATAGACCATCCATTCCATCGGTTCCATCATTGACACCTTAGTTATACTAAGGTTATTTTAGGTTGAGGTAATTATGGTAAATCAGGCAGAGCAACCAGATAACACACAGTCAGCACCACCTACAGATGGAGGGGGTACGACTACTGATATCACTTCAGAATTTGAAGGGGTTAATACCTTTGATGATACTGATACATCTCCTACAGATATCACTACTACAGAGGAGACTACAGAGACTGTAGGGGAAGTAACTACTCCACCACCTTCTTCTGAACCTACTACTGAACCTCCTGTTGTTACAGAACCAGTTGCAAGTACAGAAGAAGTACCGGGTAACAATGAAGAGATAGATACTCTTCAGAAAAGACTGGAAGCAATAGAGCAACAGAATAACCAGTATCAACAGAATCAGGTACGTGGTCAGTTACAGCAACAGGCTACTCAGTATGCTCATCAACTTGAGCAACAGGGATATTTACCAGACCAAGCACAACAGGTAGCTCAACAGTGGATGGCCCAACAGAGTGAGGTTGTTCGTGTTCGTCAGGAACAGGAACAATACAATAAATTTGTACAGGGACAGAACAACGCTGCAGAGCACTTTGCAAACAAATATAAATTAGAGTTAAAAGACCTTGCTGAATTACGGAGATATGATACTCCCGAAGGCATGGAACAGGCAGCTAAGGGTATGGCATCCATCAGGGATAAAGATGCGGAGATAGCTAAGCTGAGAGCTCAGCTAGTCCCGTCCCAGAATTTTGCCGATAATCAAAGCACCCCTGCTGCTTCTAATAGCGAAGAAAGATGGCTAGAGCGATACAATGATGGTGATAGGTCGCAAGAAGCCGCTGCAGCAGCACGAAGGGCTGCTGGTTTAGGATAATAAACTAGCAATATTACAGAGGTGTAGTTATGGCACAGACCGCTACAACGGGCAATCTTGCAAATGCCCAAAGAATAATTATTAGTGCTGCTCGATATACAGAGGAGCATAACGCCCCGGCTCTGGCACTCATTGAGCAGTTTAAACTGCCTAAGGGAGCCAAGCAGGTAACCGTTCCAAAGGTTGGACAGATGTCCATGAGTGACCTAGTAGATGGTCAGGACATAATAGACGAGGAAGAGATTGGAATGACCACGGTAGACCTTACGGCTAGTGAGGTTGGAGCCAAGGTTATTCTGACTGATAAACTCGTCAGGCAGTCTGCTCCCAATGTGTTTTCCATAATAGGAAGACAGCTTGGTGAAGGAATGGCACGAAAGAAAGATACAGATGTTATTGCCCTGTATTCCGCTCTTAACGGAGGTGATGACCTCAGTGCGGATGGTAGGTTGATGACTCCTGCTAACGTTCATGCAATCATTTCTCAGGCTAAAGCCAACAAGTATGGTTCTCAGATTTATATACTCCACCACCCAAATGCTGTAGCTCAACTTTCTAAAGGTGCTGCCACGGTAGCAACTGGAAATGCTGGTGCTCTTGCAGCAGGTATGGGGGAGATTACCAACGGATGGTCTGCTGACTTGCTAGGTAACTTCTATAGTGGACTGCGACCAATCAATAATGTCGCTATATTTGAAGATGGAAACATTTCCAAAGTATCTGGCGTAGACTCTGGTATCGGAGTTATAGCTGATAAAACAGCTATGGCTGCTTTGACCAGTGTAGATACTAGAACAGAGCGACAGAGGGATGCTTCCCTCAGGGCCACTGAAGTTGTAATGACTGCTGACTACGGGGTATTTGAACTTGATGATTCCCGTGGAGCTCCTGTTACATTTGAAATTGATGACATTGCTACTGCCTAGTAGGAGTTATATATGGTAGGGATAACTGAACGAAATAAGCAGAAGTTAGAGTTAGCCAACAGTGGCTTCTCTCTCAGGTACATAGATGAGTGGCAGCCTAAGACAACTTTGTACAGGCATAAGGCTAGTTATAATATTCAGAATGAACTCGTTAGAGATGTTGGTACTTCAATAGTAGGAGTGCCGGGTAATCCTGACTATGTACTTAGAAAAGCTAGAATCGGTTTATTCCCTTGGAAGCCAAATGAATCCTGTGAATGCAAGTGGTGTCAGGAAACTGACTGGGAAGAGAAAGAACCAGAAATGGTTCAAGGTTTCTGTGATGTATGTGGGCTTGAGGTAGAAGCCCGTAACTCTGCAGGAGTCTCATCCAAGTTAACCTTTCACAAACGGGCAAATCACACGGAAGAGGTATAATAGAGTCCTGAGAGTTGTAACGATTGACCGTGGCTCTCAGGATTCTCTAAATAAATAACGGTTGGTCGCAGGGGTAAACCCTGTAATAAGTAACCTTTAAGGAGGTTAGTCATGTCGTTTCCTCAAACAATAATGGGTAAATGGGGTTGGGAACAAGTTACTACTACTGCCAAAAAGCATAAGCTGGGAACTATAATGCAGATAGCTGATACTACTTATAGATATGCTAGTGTAGGTGAAGCCATAATAGCAGGAACATTAGTAGAAGCATCTGTCGTTGAAGCTGATGAAAATGATGACCTTGTAGTTGCTACTACAGGGGCTGTCGGTGGCACAACTATTGGGATTACCTTTGGTGGTGCTGTAACTAAAGATGAGTATGCTGATGGATTTCTTATTAGCAACGTAGATGCAAGTGACGCACTTGGATGGCGATACAGAATTAAAGGCAATGCTGCTGGTACTTCTGATGTAGAAGTAACAATAGACCATGAAGATGGCTTTGTTACTCAATGGTTAGCTGGTACAGCAAAAGCCGGGGCTTTTAAAAGTCCATACACTTCTTGCTTGATATCTAATACAACTCATCTTGGGCCAGTTGTCGGTGTCACAGTAAGTGATATTGCCAGCGGAAGCTACGGCTGGGTACAGACTAATGGCCCAGCATTGTGTCTAATACAGGGGACTCCCGGTGTTGGAACAGGACTTATGAGGTCTAACGGTACGACTGGGGCAGTAGAATTAGCTGATGGTTCCCTACAACCTGTAGGGGCTATGGGAAGAACTGTTGGTGTTGATGCTCAATACCATGAAGTAATACTAAATATCACTTAATGCAGCCAGTAGAACTCTGGACACCTCAAGGTTCCACCTATGTAGGCGGTGAAGACACTGGCTACAACGGTGAGACAGGGGTGTCCATTGTTGTACATACGTTCCAGTTTCATGACCCCGTGACAGGCAGGTCACAAGTTGTGAAGATACCTGCAGACCCTACGATTTCTCAGGCTCATATAGAAGATATGGCAGCACAGGCTCTGGAAACCTTCTTGATAGAGTGTCGTGTTAAGAACTCTAAGAAGAAGCCTACAGAGGCCCAGAAGAAAGAAATAGGTAAGCAGTTACAAGAGTTTAAGGAATACGCTCTCAAGAGAAGAGAGAGTACAAATAACAGAATATATTACAGGGGTATCTGATGGTCGAACAGAACCAAACTATAGAAATTACTCAAGCAGATATGGCAGAGGCGTTACAGAGTAAAGTAAACCAGATAACTAATCTGGAACTTCAGGTAGCAGCACTGAAAAGAACAGTGATAGAGTTACGTTCTGAAGAAGAGGATTCTGAATCTGCTGAAGAATAATATGAGGCTTAGATATGCCTGTACAGGGAAGAACCCGTAAACAACTAAGACAGTCCATAGGTTACAATCTAGGGTCTTTAAAAGTTGGTAACGCTACAGGTGGTACTAATAACACTCTTATAGATGTTAATACGTTTAGAGGTGGGGACGATACCTACAACGGTAAGTTGGTTCTTGTTACAGATGCTAGTGACGGAACTACCCAGACTACACAGTACGTTAATGATTACACGGCTAGTAATAACACTATCCAATTTCAACAGAATGCTAGCTTTACTGTAGCGAGTTCTGATGAATATGAAATATGGGATGAACCATATCGACCTGAGGTTATCCACGACTTCATAAACCAAGCTATCATTGACGCTACAGGTCAGGCTTATGACCCTGTTGAGAATCCCGATATGTCTAGTTCTCCTCACACGGCACTTCATGCTGATGGTAAGGTGCTTAGATTTGATATACCTAGCAATATATCTATTATCAACCACATCTATTATCGTAGCAGCGTATCTTCTACTGGGTTACATTCCTGTAACACAGCATTTGATGAAACAGTGGATTCAGATATAACTGTTTCAGTAGATACACAAGATAAGAAACAGGGAACTGGAAGCAATAAGTTTGTTATTGCAGCAGGAGCAAGTGCTGGTGATATAGCTACAGATTCAATTACAAGTAAAAATATAAGTAAGTATGATTACTTGGAGTGTTGGATAAAAAGTACAGTAGCAACATCCGCAGGAAACTTAAAGATATTACTCGATGATTCTGCTAGTTGTGCCAGTCCTATTGAGACATTAAGTGTCCCTGCACTATCAGCAGATACATGGACATATGTACGTATTGCTCTGGCTAACCCAGAGACTGATACAGCTATTATTTCTATTGGATTGGAATACGACTCCGACCTTAATGCGTGTCAGGTTAGGCTTGATGATATCAAGGTAGTTGAGAATGATACTGCTATATGGGAGATATTTCCCAAGCATCTATGGAAACTGGATAGAAGTTCCAGAGACTTGGTAATTACTGAGGATGGTAAGTTTGCATCTGGTTATGCCATGCTGAAGATTACAGGTGGGGATAAACCAGCATTGCTAAGTGCTGATTCAGGAACTACAGAGATAGATGATTCATACATAATAGCCAGAGCTACAGGGCTTGCGTTTGCCTCTGCATCTGGTGGGCCTAACACAGACCCAGACCAGTTGAGACAACAGGCTGCATTCTGGTTAGGACTTGCTGAACAGGCCAAGAGGTCTTTCCCTTTGATTATTACTGGTAGGGCTGTTGAGTAATGGCAAACAAGGTAGTAGATGAGAACGAGATATACCTTGGTGGTACATACTATCCATTAACACGCCCTGTTCAATCTACCCTAGCGTCTATATACCCGGCTAAGATAACTATAGGAGACACAACAAGAGACTCTAATCTCAGGTCTTCTATTATCTCTTGGTCTGACTGGCGTGGTGGTATTGGTGTAGAGAGAATGCAAGGGGCTTCTGATGCTGATAGAGCATGGTATTCAACGTGTAATCTAAGGCACAGACATCACCTTGTATTACCTGCATTGTCCACTGCAACTACAAGCCAAGACCCATCTGATACACCTATCAATGGAGCTATAACATTTATACAGGATTTGGGAACAGTTCTGTACGCAGGATATGCTACCGCTCCATATTACTATTCTGAAGCTAATGATAGGTGGACTAGGGTTACACATGGAGGTAGTGCTTATTCATTCCCTGCAGTACCTACTGATTCTATTACTGTCCGTATGGGCGGTACTGATTATGTTGTGGTTGCTCATGGTGGTGGCTACAGTTATTTTTCTTCAGCTACCACTGTAGCTGACAAAACTACTGATGCTAAATTTATTACCTTCTGGGATGACAGGCTCTGGGGTATAGATGCAAATGGGCAACTCTGGTACACATTAACTATTGACGGAACTCCAGTTAATGATGCCAAGTTACCAGTACAGGATGATTATGTAACAGACCTGTTCGTAGGTAGGGATGCCAATGGAGAACAAATAATCTATGCAGCTACCAAGACTGGACTCTATGCTCATGATATTGCAAATGCACGATGGGTAGAGACACAGTTCCAGTTACCATTCCATAACTTTAATGGAACAGGTTCTATTAGGTGGCGTGATGCTGTATATGTTCCAAGTGGTCTTGGTATATATAAGTACATCAATGGTAATAACAATGCTGTAATTACAGTTATGGGGCCAGACAGGGATGATGGACTTCCCTCTACATACAGGGGAACTGTTAAGAAACTGGTGGGTACTCATACAGAACTGATTGCAGCTATAGATGCCACCACAGCACCGGGAGCTCAGGCAGCTACAGATATACCGTGGCAGTATGGAAGCACATCTGGTATGGGTGGGCATTCATCTTCTGTAATACAGGCAGGTAGTGGTAGTTCCTCTATTGTTGCGTGGAACGATACGGGATGGGAAACCAAGTGGGTTGCCCCATCAGGTAAGGAAGGAAAGCCGGTAGATGTGATGTTGGTATCAAACGCAGGTAAGGGTGATTACAGGTTGTGGTGGGGATTAGACGGTTCAGTATACTCACAATTAATCCCGTTTGATGTAACTAACCCATCACAGCTTGTAGCAGTAGATGGAACTGACTACGCTTATGAAAGCACAGGGTTCCATGAAACACCTTGGTTTGATGCTAACCAGACTGAAGTGGATAAACTGG